ACTAAATATACAGCATTATTAGAACAAATTAAGAAAGACCTTGCCGAATATAAAGCAATAGAAAAAAATTTAAAACTTTATGAAGTATATAAAAAATCTATAAAGCAATTACCTTATATATTACTTAATAAAATACAACCTTTATTAGAAAAGAAAGTAAATGATTTATTGACAATCATTACAGACTTTACAATTAAATTTGATATTTCTGATAATAAAATAGATATTTATCTAGATAGACCAATTTATAATATGAGTAAATCAAATTCTAATACAAATACAAGTTTAAATTATTTAAATAATAAAAATAGTTCAAAAGCAAATAGATATATTTTAATTAATAATGGTAGTGGGTTTGAAAGGTTTATATCAAGTTTAGCGATTAGAATTGCTTTGTTAGATATGTCTAATTTACCTAAAATTAATTTCCTAGCCATTGATGAGGGATTTTCAGCATTTGATACTCATAATATTAATAATGTAGGTCAAATATTAGATTATTTAAAAACCAAATTTGATTTTATATTAACCATTAGCCATCTTACACAAATTAAAGAAAATAGTGATATTATTATTGGATTACAAAAAGATGAAAATGGATATACGAAGATTATACAATAAAAAATAAAATTAAAAAAATTAAATATATAATAATACTATTTTTTATTAAAAAATTAATGAGTAAATAAAACTATATAGTAAATAAATATTTATTATTCCCATTTATTTATTATACATAAATTATTATAATTTTTATTTATTGTTTCAATATTAATAAAATTATTATTATTTGAACATTTATTATTACATTTATTATTAATAATATTATTATAACGATTAAATGTATTATCTATACTATATGTAAAATCATCAATAGATTTTTTATTATAAAAATTTTTCATCCATTCAATTTGTTTTTTATTAACATTATAATGATTAAATCTTAAAGTATCTAATGGTGCTTCTTTAGTATTACCTTTTATATTATTAATACTATGTATATTACTTATGTTTTCTATATTTGTATCATTATTTTTTATAATTATTTTAGGTGCCCAACCTGATGTATCAATATTTTCTACAGTTTTTGTAATATCTATAATTTTTTTTTTTTCTTTATTACAAAAACGATCCATAAATTTTTTTTGTTTTATAATAATTTTAGTTATATTTTCTTTACTTAAATCATAAATATATTTTTTTAGATTAATATTATTTACACTAAATATAAATTCATCTATATCTGTATATGCTGTATAATCAACACTATTTTTATAATTTTCAATATAATGTTTAATGGCTTCAGTTTGACCATATATTATATTACCTTTATCATCTTTAGGTTGCCATTTAATATAAAAAACATTATCTTTAAAATCATTTAATATAGATTGTAATTCATTATTTACTAAATCGTCATTCATATTTATTATAGTATTAAAGTTAAATGCATATTTATTTATAGTTTTATTAGAACTATCAATACCAATAGAACCAGTATTATCATATAAAAATATTTTATCAAAACCTATATGTAGATGATATATAATCCATTCTCTTAAAAATGGTAAATTTTCCTTTAATATAAATACAGTTTGTATTCCAAGTTTTATATTATTTATTTTATTGTCTTGAGATTCTAAAATAGTTGAAAAAGTTTGATTACCTTTCCACTCTGGTATATTATTTTCATTTTTAAATTGAATCCAATAATCATAATCTTTATTAACATTTTCTATATTAGTATGTTCTCTAATTTTATTAATTTTATCAGCATCATGTGGATTAACACATTGTATAATATCAATAATAGCATATTTGTCTTGTTCATCTTCTCCTAAAACCCATATATAAAATAAATCAATTCCCCAACCAATTAAAATAGGGTCATAATATTCCATGAATTTATGTATAGCATATTTAGAAAAAACAGTTGTTCCTACTTCAGTAAAATTTGTATATCTTAATATATTATTAGGTTTATATAATGTAATTTCATGTGATACTTTAGAGTCTAATGTATATGATGGTTGACATAACCATAAATCATATTTAATAGATATATCGAATAAATTATTTATATCATTTGTATTTATAATAATATCATCATCTACAATAAAAAATCTATCATATTTATCTAATAATTCTCTATAATTTTTATATATATAATGAAAATTTTGAAATTTACTACCTTTTCTTTTCCAAATTTTATCAACAATTTTTTCATACATATTATAATTTTCATCATTATTTCCATAATAAACACACCACACATCATAATTTCTATGTTCTCCTAACCAATGATTATAAAATTGTGTATTATCACCCGCTGATGTAAATATTAAATTTTTTTTTTGTGATTTTATATATGTATTAATTATATTTTTATCATTATTTTTATCATTATTTTTATCATTATTTTTATCATTATTTTTATTATTATTTTTATCATTATTTTTATCATTATTTTCATTACTATTTACTATAATATTATCATTATTAAAATATTCATTATATCTATAAAAAAATAAAATAATCAATAATATTATTAAAAATAATAAAATAATATTATATTTATTTAATTTAATATATTTTATTATTTTACTACTATAAATAGTATTATAATTCATTTTAATTTATTATTTAACTTTATAAATATTATATTATATAAATATTATATTTTATTCATAATTAAAAATATTATTGTCACCTTTATTATAAAGATATTTATATCCTTTAGGTAAAAATTCTAAATAATATTCATTATTTAAACTATGATTTTTACCATTTTCATCTTGTCCTGTCTTAATATTATTTTCAATAGATAAATATGGTTTATATTTTTCAATTGTTTTAAAACCACCTTGTATAGCATTTTTTTCCATACCTTCAACGTCTAAATGTATAATACCAATAGTTTCTTTAATTATATTATCTTTTACTAAATCATCTAATTTTATAAATTTATTTATATTATTCATATCTTCAGTATTAGTAGTATTAGTATTATGTTCAACCCATTCCCATCCACCTGTATTTTCACCACTTTGTTTTAATGATTTATATTCACGATTAACATTACTTAATCCATAATTTAAAACTCTTAAATTATTTAAATTATTTTTTGTTTTAATAAAATTAATAAAATCACATTTAAATTTAGAAGGGTCTATAGCATATACTATTATATCTTCTCTTTTATGATAGTTAAGTGCATGAGCAATAGCAATTGAACCATCACCAATATGTGCCCCACAATCAATAATACAACTATTTTTTGGTAAAGTTAATGCTTTATTAATAATATCTTCTTTTATATCATAATCAAAATCAAATGTATTAGGCCAATTGCTTTTCATAAAATTACTATCTATTTTTTGCCATATAACATTATTTAAATTATTATTTGTTTCATTTTTTATATATGGATTTTTATGATTTTCAATATTGTTTTCAAAATCATTTATAGTATTAATTGTATTTTCAAATTTTTCTATTATAAAAAACTTATTTATACATAAAATTATTAATATTAATATTATAATAATACATAATAAAATACATAATTTTTTATTTTTTTTAATAATAAACATAGTTTAATTATAGTTTAATTATAATTTAATTATAATTTAATTATAGTTTAATTATATTTTAATTATAGTTTAAGTATATTTTAATTATAAAAAATTAAAAAATAATAAAAAATTAAAATAACAAAAAACAATAATTAAATAATAATTAACTAAAAACATAATTATACTTTTATTCAATCTTTATTCACAAACTCATCAAATAAATCCCACGTAATTGTTCTCCAAGCACAATTTATTTTATCTCCATTTTCATCAGTATAATTGCGAGGTTTTGTATAATGTAATTTAATTTCACTATAATCATCATCTTCATTATTCTCATTAATATCATTGTATGATTTAATATTAAAAATTAAATATGGGTCAGTAAACGAATTAACTGTACCGATTAAATAGATACCTTCTAAAAAGTGTTTATATATTTCTTCTTTCGTTTTAGTTTCATCACCTCCAGTTAGAACTAAATAAATAGAGCCACCTGTACCACATTCTTGAATTTTTAAAACATTAACACTAATTTTTGTTTTATCATCACTTCCAGCGAGCAGAACATAATCTTTCTTTATTTCTCCTGTAGGATTACCAGTAGGAATACCAGTAAAATTCAATATAATAGTGTTTTCTCCAGTAGTATATCCTTGTAAAATATGTTTTTCAAGAGGAAATGATGAATTTATTCCATTTCCAAATTCTATTTCATTATCACCATTATTAACTTTTTCAGCCATTTTTTAAGTATACTTTTTACTATAGTATAAGTAATTTATAGTTATTATTAAATTAAAAATCAATTTTTTTTATGTTTTTATTATTTAAACTTAAAGATAAAAAACATAATTATAGTAATGTAAATTAGTAATTGTTTAAATGTAAATATAAGGTTAAATAGTATTTACAATCACTTTAAGTAAAAAAATGACACATAATTATAATTATAATTATAATTATTCTAAAGATGAATTACTAAGTATATTTGATGATATTACTATGATTAGTATTAATAATAATTTATTTATAAAAAATAAAGTAAAAAAAAAAATAGAATTAATTAAAAGAATATCAAAAAATGATATTAATATTTTAAATTATAATAATAAAAAAAAAGAAGGTTTGTTTCATTATTTAAATTCATTAACAATTAAATTTACAACTGTAAAAAAAAATTATAATAAATTAAATAATAAATTAAATACTATTTTAGGTGAAATTATTCATAACGCATATTTAACATCAGGATATCAAGTGTTAATTTCAAATATCCCCGAATTAGGAATACAATTATATAATAATAATAATATTGTTATTGTTGATGAAGAAGCAATATATGATACTATTAATTATTATATAAAAACTATAAATGGTGTTTTATCAGTAGTAAAAATAGATACTAACACATATTTAGCAAAATTAAAAGATATAAATGACGCTAGATATTTATGCGGTATTATTCATAAAATGCAAATTGAAACAAATATAATTAGAGTAGAAATGTTAGAAAATCTTGAAAATTGTTTTAATGACGAACAAATAACACTAGAAAAAAATAATAATAGTGATAGTAATAGTAGTAATAGTAGTAATAATAGTGATACTATTAGTGATATTGATGATATTGATATTAGCGATTATGGATATAATACTATAAATATAAAAAATAAAAGTAAAACATTAATAGAAACATATTTAAAATTAATTTATAGTAAAATAAATTATGTATTATCTTATTTTTGGAAAAAATAAAAAGTAATCTAAACCTAATCTAAATCTAATCTAAACCTAATCTAAATCTAATCTAAACCTAATCTAATCTAATCTAAACTAAACAACACCATTTTTGTTTTATTTTGTCTAATCTTTTCATTGTTATATCATAATTAAATAATGTATTTTCATTTTTACCAAATAATAATTGTATTGGTTGATTACCAAAGATAAATTCTGTAAAATCAGGATGCCTGATAATATAAGGTTCTTTTTCTTCTTCATATATTAATAGTGCTGACGTATAATTTAAATCCCAACAATTACATAATAAATTATGAAATGATGATGATTGAACTTTTGTTCTTGTAATTGGTTTTTCATCTGTATAATAATCAATAATAACACTAGGTTCTTTTATATATTCCGTTTGTGTATCAGTTTCAATAAAATTATCAAGTAATTTTATTACCATAGTATCTACATCTATCATTTTTAATGGTTCTGTATATTTATGAAATTGTGTAGAATAATAACCGATTTCATTTAAAATCAATGAATAAACTACAGGTAATATAGAACCATATATTGCTGTTATATTATAGTCATTCAATTTGTTTTCATCTAATTTTTTTTTAATAGATAAAATATGAATATTACTAATAACTAACATATCTAAAGCATACATTATAGTAGTGCGATTATTATACATTATTTCAACATAATTATCTTCAGATGATAGATACATTATTTTACTAGCAAGTTTTGGATCAATCATAGATAAATAATAAATAAACGAATAAAATATAGTATATTCTGTTTTTTTTCTTTCTATATAATTAGAAATATGATAATTAGATATGACTTCTTTATTGCGTTCTTGTTTCAAATATGCTTCATTTAATAGTTTATTTTGTTGTAATAAACGTTCTTCTTCTAAAATTTTTTCATTTTCAATATATTGTGTTTCTTTTTTAATACGCTGTCTTTCTTTTTTTTTTTCATTATTCTTTTTTTTTAATAATTTTATGTTTTCAAGTTTTTCCAGCATAAGTCGCTCATTTACAATGCGTTCATTTTCAATGCGGTCTTTTTCAAGTTGTTCCTTTTCAAGTCGTTCCTTTTCAAGTCGTTCCTTTTCAAGTCGTTCCTTTTCAAGTCGTTCCTTTTCAAGTCGTTCCTTTTCAAGTCGTTCCTTTTCA